TTAAAGAGGCTAACTCTTTGTTAAGAGTTTCAAATAAAGGTGTTTGAAGATTATCCATTATCCAGTTAGCAGAGTTTTTCTACGACCCATACCAGCTTTTTTCTTAGCTAAATCAGCACCAGATACAGCACCTAAAGCAGTGCCTCCTGGCCCCATTGCCCCTGCACCTCCCATTGCTCCTTGTCCACCACCACCTTGAAACAATTTAGGAATATTCTTTATTTGATTAATGTTGTGCATAGCAATATCGCCAACTTCATTGATTGCACCACCAACTTGGTTAATGTTGTGGCTTATGCCTTCATTAACCCATTGCAAATCAGGTGTTGGTATATTTGGAGTTCCAAGGCTACCAAGTGCTTTTGTTGCTCCTATTCCAATATCATCTATTGGTTTTGTTACTGTTTTAATTGCAGAACTAATAGGATCTCCACCTCCACCACCTCCAAAACAGATAGTTTTTGATTTAGGAAATTGTTCGCAATCCCAAGGACGTAATTCTTCTAATAGCTCAATATGTTCCATGTTTACCTATTTAATATCTTTGGTTAAGACCACCAGTTAATAAAGTGCTGGCATTTTTATTTTTCTTAGCGGTTTTAAAGGCTTCTTGAGCAGGACCCCCCATTAATCCTAAACCTCCTAAAGCACTTTCAGGATCATCCATAGCTCCACCCATCATTTTACCTATTGGGGTTTTGCCTACAGCTTGTGAAGCTTGTTTAGCTAATGGATCTAATACGCCCATAGCAGTTTGTGCTACTGTATTTACTGCTTCGCCCATGTTTACCTTATTGCTGATATTGGTTTAAAAACGTCAGTTTTGTTATTTTTCATTCCATAATAACTGTACTCATGATCCAGAGATCCGAGTGCATGGTCAACCCTTTTCTTTTCTTTACCTACAGAAGCATAGCGTAGACTCATAACCGCATATCGGGTTGCAGACATAATATCGTCACGTTCTTTTACAATTTTGCCATCTTTACGATGGTACATCCTAAGTTCATTAAACCAGTCGCCAAGGTGATCGAAAACTTTAAGACGGCCCGACTGCATTCTCGTAAGCATATCCATAATCCCAGGCTCAACTGCGTTACCGCCATCAGGGTTAGTAAAATGACTCCCAAGCATATTAACGCCAAGCCTGCGATAAAGTTTTGAAAGTGGCTCTCCAGATCCTTTGTCATGTTGCATTCCGTCATGAGGCCAAACACACGGGATTTTATCTCCCCTACTTTTAATAGCGTGTGCGTGGGTAACAGGTGTTTCTGAACGTACTGTGTAAACATCATATACATACGCTGTATCCGAGTCCCTATCCCATGCAACCCAAACACAAGCAAATGGATGATCCCAACCAAAATCAATAGCGCAGACTTTAGGCCAGTATCTTGAAAGCTGAAACGCAGGGACTTTGAGACTGTCCTCGTCAACTGGAAATACCAATCCTGAACCAAGAACAGGAATCCCCTTTGATCGCATTTGTCTTTCATGCGGAGGAAGGGCTGAAAGTATTTCTTCTTTTGCTTGTTCGTCAAGGTGAGGTGCATCATCCCATGTTGCATGATAAAGCTGTTGACCACGTTTAAGATCGTTCATAAATTGGGCTACTACGTTGGTCATGCCTTTCTCTGGTGTAAAAGTCATGAATATAAGCCCTCTGGTTTTTAAGGTAGCACGTAGTCCCTGCGAGTATATGTCTTGTGGTGGTTCCTCGTCTAACCAGACCAAATCTACGGCTTTACCCATCCATTGCTCTTTACCCTGCTCATACGATTTAAACCAGAGTCTAGAGTTGCGACCAGTAATATGTTTCACCGTTATTGAGCTAATGGCGTTGGGAATACCTGGCATCCGTTCAGTAGTAAGGATTCGGTCTTTAGGTATAAATCCTTTGCCCCAATCTTCTGGATCTCCTGGCTCCCCTAACAACTCTGCTTGAACAATATCTCTTGTGTTAGAAGTGGTCATTCCTGCACACCAGACTTTAACAGGTCTTTCAAAGCGATGTCCGTCCCACCAATCAGGATATTCACCTGTTAAATGTATGGCTGTCTCGTATGCGCCTGCAACGGTTTTACCTACCTTATTTGCAGCCATAAGTAGCCTTTGTTGTGCAGGATTTCCTTGCATATCAACGGCTTTGTGAAACTGCTTTTGATAAGGATAAGGATCGAAGTAGAAAAGCTGATTGTGGGCTTTCTGATCCTCTATGTCGCTAAGTATCTTAACAGTTTTCTCTAAACTCATTGAAACGCCTCCATCATTAGTCCTTTTATGTGGTCATAAGGCGTTTTAGGGTTTCTCTTTCTAAATTCTTCATACGATCTTTGGTAATTCCTATCACGACCACCAGACTCATTTGTTTTAATGACTTTCTCGTGAGCTTCGGCTATATCTGCGACTGTAAGGCCGACTCCAATAGGTCCAAGAACTTTTGCGACTGGTTTGACCGCTTTCCCAATCGTTTTTGCCGTTTTAAGTATTTTGGACTCTTCAGGTGGTTCTGCAACTGGTTTTGCGCTCGTATCTTCAATATCTGCATCTGAATACTCCCATGCAATGTCAACAGCAGTTTCCTCGCCCCTTTTAAGCATATCTCCTTGTCGAGATTTTACTTTAGTAGTAGGTCCAGCTTCTTCTGGCTTAACAACCTTATATTTGTCGGAATTCGGACGAGTTGTTTCCTTAAAACCTTCATCAACACGCTCAAGTTGCTCCTGATAACCAACATCTCCTAATGGCACATCGATATTCTTAACTTTGCGGAATTCCCCCTTCCCTAATTTACGATGAGGCAATTGCTGGTATATCTCATCATCTAAGGCCCGTAATCGTTGGTGTAATCGTACATCCGTAGGGCTTTTCTTATATAGCTCCTGCCAAACCTCCATCATGACCTGTGCATCCTGCTTCAAGGTCTTGTCTTTGACAGATTTGTTGATTTCACGTAAAGCACGACTACCCATTGCCTGTAACCTTTCGGTTATTTGGGCATTTTGGCTAATTGTCGGAGAATTTGAGAAGGATTTGGAAGCTTTTTCCAATTCTTGTAGAATCCAGCCTGCTTTTCTGTAGGCAACATCCCACTTCTTGTACCGATATTGGTTTACCAGTACATTGGCTACGCTTTTCTGGTGTTTAAGAAGGGATTCTTCCCACCATTTCGCCATTAATTTACATGATTAGGCGTTTCTACTTCGGGATCGGGCAATATCTCTGTAGATTGAGGCTTTTCCTCCTTTCCCTCTTTCTTTAGTAGGATATTTGCCCTTTCCCTGCCTACAAGCAAGACAAGTTCTGCTTCCAGTTCCTTGACGGACTTCTTATCTTCCTCAATAGAAACCTTATCCTTGGGCTTATAGCCTGCCCTATCCATGATGTCTTTTGATGCTTGTAGACGAATGGCATCAGAATCGCTATTCAACATTAGCTCATTGATCGTATTAAGCGCACTAGGAGCCTTGTCAGCAAATCTTTCTGCCATGCGCTTGGCAATCTCAGGTGCTAACTCCCTTTTTAGCTTATACGCCTGATGATAAAGAGCAGGGGTGTCCTTATAACCTGCCCTTCTAGCAGATTCTAATTGCTCCCCTGTCTCGCAATAATACTCGATAAACTTCTGTTGCTTCTCTGTAATCATTACATCATCCGTTTGCGGATCTTAGAATATATCTCTTTATTGTTTACTGTCACTCTTTCGCTTCCACCTAAAGGCTGATTGCCTGTTTGTGGCTTTGGACCTGCAAATGCACTTATATCATTTCTAAGCCTAGAACCTTTTGGTGTTCCACGCCATTCACGTTTGGTTGTCTGAAAACCAGACTGCTTATCCTTATCTCTTGTGACACGATTTACCTCGTTCTTGTCACGATCTATATAAGTCGTCCTAGAATGAGAACTGATCGGAATACCTGCTTTACCTGCCATATACCTCCTAATATGTCTTTTTAAGTTTGCCAGGAAGGTGCTTCATCATTCTTATCTTAATATCTTTAATAAGACCAGCACCTAATGTTCGTTTCGCCATAGAAGGCCCTTCTCCTTTGGCTTGCCTTCTTCCAACTGAAAACTCACTCGGTGGTTGTGCAACTCCTGTTCTCCTTGCATTGGCTAATTTTGCAGATTGTACGTCCCTATCCATTTTAACATCAGCCCTAAACTGATCTGGAGTTTTTTTTACAACTTTTTCAACTGCTTTAGCTACCTCATTACTACGAGTTGGAGTCCTGTAATCAAGTATTCCAGGAGATGAAATTCGCCCTTTAGCTTTCTGCTCTTTTCTTACTGTTAGTTCACGTTTAAATGCTGTGTCCAGCTTAACTTTTCTGCTCCTAATACGTTTATCTGTTTCATTCTCTGACATGGTTTTCCTTGGCTATATGTTATAACTACTATTTCTAACCCAAAATAGAGAGAAGAGAGGTCTACACAACAACTGCCTGCCAGTTTTGTTCCCCCCACCCCTTTAGTTACAGATATTATATAACACAATCATTCCGGTGTAGGAATATTATAATTAATATCAGCAGGGTTTAGTACACACCATTACGCTCGCCTCTAGTGTTGCTGAACGCAACCCTAGATACTGCGAGCAAAGCAGTATCGTCATATCACGGCCTAGTAACACTTAAGTAGATTTAAGCAGGGTATAGTACAGGCATGGCTACGCAGTGACAACGTAAGAACCATGTATGGAGAGTGCTACATAACCTACATCCAGTAACAGTAGCATAACAAGATATGTAACTTGTGAGGTAATAGTATTAGTTACATCAAGGATGATATGTATGAATCATGGAGGTCATGAGTGCTTGGTAGTTAGTATAAGAAGGGGTTACAAGTCAGAGTCAAGCTAATTATTATTACAGAGTATAATCATGTAGTTGCGGATATGCAGGTTATTGTATATTGCAGTTTTTGTGATGTTCTTAATAGGTATTTTATACTGTATTTGAGTCTTGGTTTGGGCGATGCCTTCGGCCCGAGCTTTCGGCTCAGACATATTAATCTTCGATTAATACTCGCCTCTATCTCTATCGCTATAAAGCAGTTTTAACAGCATACCTGATACAACAGGGCAAAGTCGTGCCATGTTCCATGTCACTATGCCTTTGCTTTGGAGCGATGCAGACAGCAGTGCATTTTTTAGGATCAGTTTCTTTCCTTAGTACATTATCTCGGTACACGTTTGGGTAAATTCCCCTGCCCTTTGTGAAGGGAATTTCCCCTTTGAGATCCTGCAAAAACAACATAGATAGGAGCAGATATGGCTAAAGTTAAAATCAAAGGTGATACATTCACCATCAACGGAGTAAAGCAATGCATAGTACATGAGTTTGACACAGATGAAATGGAACAAGAGCTTGACAGACTCAACAAGAAACTTGATGAGCTTGACACAAGGCTTTACAGCCATGCCTGTAAAGAATGTGCTTCTTCGCCTTGCATGGAATGGTATGAGTGCTTGACTCAGCGGTGAGTAGCACGATTAGTAAATTTCCTTATTTCTTGTGAAAGGAAATTTCCTTTTGGGGCCTGCAAATGCATGTAGGCTCCACACTATTAACCTATTTATAGGAATTAGATATGCGTATTACAAAGAAATCAGTAGCAGAGCAAATCCAGAATTTGGACATCTCAGTTGATGTTGATGAGTTAGTCAAAAACAACACCATGCTGATGTTACAGCAAATGCTGAAAGATTTGCAGGAACCTGCATCATCAGAACCTACGGAAGTATGGTTTGGTGCATCAAAGATGCTCTACGATGCATCCATTAAATTTGCTCTTACAGAGGACGGAAAGCCTGATTACAGGCAACCACAGTACGATGACAATCAGGATTACCTGATGACATTTCAGTTGGCATTTTTTGGCGGTGAAACCGCTACAGCAAAGTTCCAAAAGGTCAAAGGATCTGATTGGACAGTCAACTTCATGTCTGGTCGCCTTGGTTGGATGTGGAAGAACATCAAACAGGGTTCAGGTAAAACACCTGATGTAGCATCCGCATTAAAGTGGATACAAAATCGTGGTATTGATGGTGAAATCGTTGCAGTAGAAAAGCAACAGAATCAAAAATCTCAAGAGAATCCACACGATGCTCATTGATAAACCTCAAACCAAACACCAGATCATCAAAGACCATGATGGTCTGGTAATTCACTCTTCAAGAAAAGAGATTAGCAGTTCTAGCTGGGCTATGTGGTTAGCATGGCATTGCTTTGACTCTGAAATAGAGTCATTTGGAGATGCTTTAGCATCATCACACAAAGCAGTCGATCTTATGAGAGAGATTGCAGGCTATACCAGCCCTGCACGATGTATTGATAGAATCAATTATCACATGCATCATGGCAAAATTAGACATTGTGTAGGATCAGTCAAGCAGTACATTGACGACATCCTTCAGGATGCCTATATAGAATATAATCGTTCCAAATTACCTGATAAGCACAACTACAGCTTAGACAGGAAACAACGCATGATTTGGAATATAGACATTTCAGATTGGGCTTGGGATGAGCAATCAACAGAATTGCAACATTCAAAGTTTGTTCATGTTGACTATAGCAAGAATAAGCCTGCTGAACTCAAAGCAGGTGCTATCAGTCTTACGCATTATCAAGATATTGAAGATGCGAGAAACCTGAACAAATCTTACATGAAATTTAATCCTGAAACAGGACAACGAGAGGTAGTTGATTTGGATGTCCAACTTCCATATTCACTACGCTATTGCGAGTTAGATCCATCGTATTTGACTCATCACCAGCATGAAACTCAATACAGTACAATAACTACTGTAGAAGAGTGGAATTCATGGCTGATGGGAACCAGAGTTGATTTATATGAAAAGCTCTGTTCTGGATCTGAATTAAGTCCTGAAGAAGTACAGGCATATTGCGACAATGACTACGACATTGAAGCACACATGACTATTCCTGTTTACGATTCAGAAAGACCAATGCAACCAGAACTGGATGCATACGTTCTAGCTGATGCAGTATAGTTGCACATTTTGGGAAATCCCTTTTGTTATTGAAGGGATTTTCCCTTTAATCAGTAATTGAATATGAAAAAAGTTACACAGGTTTCAGATGATGTTGTCCAATTTATGGAAAACAAGAACTGGAACCTTCCAAGACTCCTGATGATTTGGATTACCTCATGGGTAAACAATCTCATTTCAGGGGTATTAATCGTGATCTTGGCAACAGCCAAGTTCATTATTCTCTATGATAAAAAACGAAAGGAGCTTTATGAACAAGAGAATGCAAGAAGCAATGGCTGATACAGATCAGTTATTTGGTACATTTACCGATCAGGAAAACATCAAGCAAGCATTTGATGCTTCTCAAAAAATCGGTACAGGCGTACTCGACTTTCTATTGTCGATAGTATCAGGATGGTTGTATGGCACATGCATTACCATTTTTATGGTTCTGGTCCAGCCAGTAAAAGACCTTTTCACTATGTTTGTAGGTCAAGAGGCAAAGCCAGAAACTACTTCAACAACTAAATCAATAGTTCGTAAGTAGCTTTATCAAGTGCATCAGCATTAGCTGGTGCATTTGGCTATCGCATACTTGCAAATCCCTATGCCATCAGAGATGTCATATTATTTGCAAACCTCACATAACAAAGGAAACTATGGCAAAACAAATAAATGTATTAGATATAGACCCTGAAGCTGTTTTTATGTCATTACTAGAAAAAATAAACACTTTAGTAGGTTTAGAAAAAGCACTAATACAAATGTATGAAATTGGAATTGATCATCATGCTTCCAATGTAGTTCAATTAAAATCTCTTGAAACAAGGCAAGAGATTGAATCCATGCTTAACGATTTAAAGGAAAGATTTATAAATTTAAAAGATGGACGATTACAAGTATAAACAGCATCCTGCAAAGCTATATGGACGACTGCGGTATTCGCTTCGCTCATTCTTATTTATGTTACGAGTAGTCTAGATGTTATTCGCCATATTCTCTCAACAACTGCGGTAATATTTCCAATTCCATTCCTGACCGCATACCAGCTACTCAAGAACCGTGTTAAGTCGGGCTTCGATGGACCGTTTTAGGTCCAGATTCGACGGACCGTGTTACGCCAACCGTGTTAATCTCGGACCGTGTTACTCCAAACCTCATTGTAACTAACGTAGTGCCGTGAACAACGCCTGCGGACGGAACGTGCAGACTTATTTGTGGGACATTTTGATTTGAACGTGTAGAAAATTTTTCCAAACAAAAATCAAAAGCTTCGCATACAGAAATTCAAAACCAAAAATAGCTACGCACAGTGCTAATTTTGAATTCACGTTTTAACATTGGAGTAAAAACCCCTAATTAATGAAGGGTTTTTCCTCTTAAAATAACCTATAGAAAGGAGAAGCTATGATATGATTCAGTTTAATTGTCCATTTCAAGAGTATTTATTAAGGATCGGAATGCACGATCCTGCTGATGTAAGAGTCCTAGAAGTTAGGACCAAGGAAGGAAACGCTGTATCTGAAATGGAGTATTTTAGTGTACGAGACTTGGTACTTAACAGTTATGCATTGTTTTTAGACATGAACAGAATCTATTACGAAGAGGTTCATAAAAAAGATGAGCATAACAAGCAATTAACATTATTTAAGGAAGACAATGGCGACATTGATTTGTAAAGACAGAGTTACAATGAGTGACTTGCAACAAATGAGTACACCATCAGCAACGGCAACTCATTTTCCTATACCACACCATGAAGCTCTTGGTGAAGTGATAGATCAAATGGGATCTATGAATTTTGAAATCAAAGGTGAACCAGAGATTGGTATCTCACATGAAGGTAATCGCTGTTATTGGCTTATGGAAGTAGTCAATGACACGTTAGCCAAAGATTGGGCTACTATCATTGGCGGTAGAAACTCTCATGATAAGAGTTTTAGCTTCAGGTTACTTGGTGGATTTAATGTATTTATTTGTGAAAACACACAAGCCACAGGTGAAGTGTCAGTCACATTAAAGCACACTAAAAACATCACAGATAATCTGAAACCTAGAGTTACCAAGGCATTGAATGCAATCACGCATCAGAACTTGGTTCAATCTGAACGCATTGAGGCGTATAAGAATTCAATCCTTCCTGATGAGGATTACGACAATCTTGAAATCAAGAATGAAGATGGACAGGTAACAAAAATAGAAAGAAGTTACGAATCATCTGAATTCATCAACGATTTCGTTGTCAAGTCCATGTATAAAAACATCATATCTCCAAGTTCCGTCAAATCAGTTTTAGACGAATGGCGACAACCACGATATGAAGAGTTTACAGGCCGTAATGTATGGAGTTTATCTAATGCTTATACAGAAGCATTTAAGAAATACTCCAATCCTGAACAGATTTTTAGTCGTGGAATTAAGCTGACTAAAATGATGGATGACTT